TAATCCAGTATTAAGGTCTAAAGCTATTCAAGTAGGCTTTAATGATATTCGTTTCGGTGAAGATAAAGATTACGCTATGAGGCTTTATCCTTTGCTTAGTAAAGAATACTTAATAGCTACTCCATTATTTCATTATAAATTTACAACTTCAAATAATCATAACGATAAATATGGAATCAAATAACGCTATCGTTTGTTTAACGAGAGGCTATCATAACCTTGCTCAGTACGATTCATTAATTGAGCGCAATAAGGCTATTAGATTGCATATTAATAAGAATAATCAATATCCTTTAATTATATTCCACGAAGGAAATATTAACGAAGAGCATCAGGATTATATTACTCACTTTGCAGAAGGTCAAAGATTAATTTTTAAAGATATTAGCGAAGTATGGGCAGGAGGTTATGAAGGTATGTGTAGGTTTCAAACTTATGACATTTGGAATTACTGTAAGGATTACGATAACATAATGAGAATAGATGAGGATTGTATCATTCAATCCTGTGGAGATAATCCTTTTGATATGAAAGGGAATGTTTATTTACGATCAATTTACTTTGCTGAGTCACATTCCGAAACTAATGCTACTCTGCCGTTATTCATTCACAACTTAACTGGTGAAAACATTACATCATTCTATAACGATAAATTTGTTTATACAAATGTAGGTATTGGTAACGTTCAGTTTTGGTTAGAGCCTAAAATGAATTTACTTATTAAATCTATTGCTTATTCAGATTTACAATTATATAATCGGTGGGGTGACTTACCGGTACTAGGTAGCTTACTTAATATTTATGCAAAAGGTAAAGTCGGGCATATCGAAGGGTTAAGCTATAAACATTTATCTCACGATAACTACATAACCAGTAATGGAATTGATTAATTTATTATCTTTGTAATATGACACAACTAGAATACCAAAACCAAAACAAATTAGGATTTGAAGGCGATACTTTTTTAAAGGAAACTTTTAAGAATATAGTAAAAGACTTTAATATCAATCACATAATTGAAACTGGAACGTATCATGGATATACTACTAAGCACTTATCTAAAATGGTAGAGAGGGTAGATACTATTGAAGTAGTGCAGGAAAACTATTTGACAGCTTTAAAACATTTGAAACGTTTAAAAAATGTTAATTGTCATCTCGGTAACTCTTCTGAATTATTAGAATCAGTATTACCTATTGAGCCAACTAATCTATTTTGCTTCTTAGATGCTCATTGGCAGCAGTACAACCCTTTGATAGATGAGTTAAAGGTAATTGCTAAGTCAGGGTTAAAACCTATTATAGCTATTCACGATTTCAAAGTACCTAACCGAGATGACTTAGGTTTTGACGTTTATAAACAGACAGGCATAGTATATGAATGGAACTGGATAGCTAAGTCAATAGAAGCTATTTATGGTAAGGATGGGTATAGCATTAAGTATAACGATAAGGCAACTGGTGCTAAACGTGGAGTCATATTTATATTTCCTAAGTAAACATTTAAAAATAAACAATATGAAAATTACATTATGTGATAAAGTTTTAGTTGGAGATATTCCTACTTATGATTTCAAAGACCAAGAGGAAGCATTAACATTTATCTATTCATGGTTAAGCACTAAAGATTTTGATAAAAGTGTATTTGTATGTTTCGCCACGTTTGATGGATTAGAAAATAAAGATTTAAGGAATGAGCAAAATGCCATCTTAGTAAGTCATTGTTGGGATAATATTACAGATATGTTAGGGGCTTATATTGATGTTGTTAATTATCATAATGTTAACTTCTCTGTATTTGAATTTGAAGACTATCAAGAGGCTTTTGGATATTGTACTGATTTAAAAGAATCATTCTAAATGATATTCTTTATTCATAATGACCAAAGACCTGAAAGGGTTAAGAACTTAAAGGAGCAAACCGAGTTTACAAATATAGATACCTTCGGTATTCAAAAGGCTATATTTACCAGTTCACCTAAAGCGGGAATATCACAGGCGCATAGGTCAGTAGTTGAAAAGGCTAAAGAACAGAATTGGCCTTATGTGGTAATAATGGAGGATGAAATAAAGTTTACTGATAAAGATTCCTTTATGCTTTTTATGAATATGATTACCTTATGTCCTGACGAAGTAGATATATTATTAGGTGGGTTATACACTACCTCCCAGTTAGATAACTATAAAGGGATGCCATTCTTTAAACAAGTGGATAACGTTTCAGGGTTTCATTGTTACTGCGTATTTCAAAAGGCTTATGATAGATTTTTAGAAGCGCCAGACAATTATCATATAGACAAGTGGGTAACGGGATCTAAGTTAGGCAACCTATTAACGCTTACCTGCTATCCATTTTTAGCAATTCAGCAGGATGACTTTTATTCTGACAATAAGAAACAAGTTAAAAACTATTCACATTTACTAAAGAAGTATGAACTATTTGAAAGTAAGAAACTTAGTAAAGTTAAATAATGAAAACAAAGATAGCGATATTTGAAGTGAGGGCGATGAGGGTTAAATACTTAGATTGGCCTATTAGACACTACTTCTATATTTTTAATAATTAGATTATGGCACAGGAAGGCAGAGACGAAAACGGTAAGTTTATACATAAGAACTTATGGCACTTAATGAGGTCTAGGATAGGGCAACCTAAGAAGTTCCTAACTCCTGAGGAACTTGCATCAAAAGGATTAGATTACTTTGAGTGGGTAGCTGAAACAAAACAAAAGATAACTTTTGCAGGACTTAGATTATACGTTGGATTTAATCGTACAGATTGGTCGAGATATAAGAATGATTATGCCGATTACTGTGACACAATGAATCATATCGAATTATTATTAGAAGCTGAATGGGAGGGTAAACTTGGATGGGCAGGTTCAACACAGGGTGCTATCTTTTGGTTAAAAAATAAAGCGGGTTGGAAAGATGAGATTACTCAAAACCAAAATCAAACAGTTACAACGGTTCAACCTTCGATTATTTCAGGGAGTCCTAAATTAGCTAATGACGAAAAACAAATAGATGTTTAAATGCTCAACCGTATATTTAGCAAACTGGGAGGCTCAGGAAGATACGATAGTAAATCAAGGCGGTACATCGAGCGGAAAAACCTATTCCATTATACAGGTTTTGTTTTCCATTGCAATATCTGAGAAGGCTACAATTACAATAGTAGGGCAGGATATACCTAACCTTAAAGTAGGAGCGTTGAGAGATGCCTTAGAAATATATGAAAACTCACCCGAATTAAAAGGGTTAGTTACTTCATATAATAAGACAGACCGTATATTCGAGTTTGCCTCAGGTTCGATAATGGAGTTTAAATCTTATGGCAATCCTCAGGATGCGAAGAGTGGTAAAAGAGATTACTGTTTTCTAAATGAGGCTAACGGTATTCCTTTCGATATTTATACCGAGTTGGCACTCCGTACTCGTAAAAGAGTATTCCTAGACTATAACCCTAATAACGAATTTTGGGTGCATCAAAAGGTAATAGGCAGACCGAATACTAAACTAATAATCTCAGACCATAGGCATAACCCATTTCTATCTGAGAAGGTAAGAGAAAAAATAGAAGGGTTAAAAGAAATTGACCTAGACCTATGGAAAGTTTACGCTCGTGGTATGACTGGTAAGATAGAGGGATTAATATTCCGTAATTGGCAATATTGCGATGAGATACCTAATGATGCTAAGTTAGTGGCTTTCGGTTTAGACTTTGGGTTTACAAATGATCCAACGGCTATACTTTCAGTTTATAAACAGGATGGCGAACTATGGATTAATGAGGAGGTATATTCAAGTGGGTTAACTAATCCTGACATTCATAATCTAATTAAAGACGTGGTTAAAAATAATGAAGTAATAGGGGATAGTGCAGAGCCTAAGTCTATCGAAGAGTTGAGAAGGTTAGGACTTGCAATATACGGAGCAAAGAAAGGGGCTGATAGTATTCGTACTTCTATCGACATTCTAAAACGATATAAGTTAAATGTAACAAGGTCATCTACTAATTTAGCTAAAGAGTTAAATAGTTATAAATGGAAAACAGATAAGCATACAGGTACATCTATTAATGAGCCTGTGGACTTTCTTAATCATGGAATTGATGCGTTAAGGTATGTTGCATTAAATAAATTAAATAGTAATGGAGATTTTGACTACTCATTTAGATTATAAATTTAATGATGGATTTGCAGATGAGTTATCTGTTTGGACTAAAAAAGAAACTATGAAAAAAATAATAATACCTGAATCGTGGAGCGAAGTAACCATATCACAATTACGTGAGATACTCCAGTTAGAAGCAACTAATAAAATGAAGTACGCTATTGAGGTGGCATCTATACTTTCAGATACCGATACCGAAACAATAAGAGGTTTAAGTGCAACATACCTAAATGAAGTAAACAAGTCTTTAGGGTTTATTCACGAGTTACCTAAGTTGGGTTACTCAAATAACTTTACTGTTGACGGTCAAATGTACGCTGTCAACGATTTTAAATACTTTACTCTAGGGCAATGGATAGATATTGAGATGCTCGGTAAGGATTGGAAATCTAACCTTCATAAAATATTAGCGGTTATTTACCTACCTGCTACGGAAGTAAAAGGTAAGTTAGTTATTGATAAGTATGATGGCAAAATTGACGATAGGGCGGAGGTAATGGATAAGATGAAAGTATCGGATGTGTATAGTGCATCGGTTTTTTTTTCGAATTTCGGGCAGGAACTTACCGTCGCTTCTTCCCTGAAAGCTATGAACAAGCAGATAAAGGAACTGAGGAAGAACTTACCATTGAGGAAAAGGATAATGAACAATGGAACTGGTATAAAGTTTTGGATAGGCTCTCAGGTGAATCGTTTGTCGATATGGAGAAGGTGGCGGAGAAAAACGCTTTAGCCTGTTTTCAACATTTAATATACTTAAAGTATAAAGATGCGCTCAAAAATAGACAGATTAAAGCCACTCAAAGATTATCTTGAAAAAGAAGGTAAGGCATCCGTTAAGGAGATGCGAGGGTGGTTATCTAGTTGGTCTATTGATGGCGGTAAGTTAGCTAAGTCAATAAAAAGCAAAGTAATTAAAAAGAATAATTTCTTTGAGGTTAGTTACGAGTTAGAGGATTATTATGATTATGTCGATAGCGGTGTGAATGGTAAAAAGAAAAATGCTAATGCTAAGAAAAATAAGTTCGGTAAATTTTACAAGTTTAGAAACGAGAATCCTTCACGAGCGCACGTTAAAGCTATTGAGAAGTGGGGCAAAAATAAAGGAATACCTAAAGAGGCATCCTATCCAATAGCAAAGAGTATAAAGAAAAAAGGATTACAACCTAAGTCCTTTTATAATATAACATTGAAAAGAAGACGAAGCAATATGGAGAAGCAAATTGAAAAAGTAATATTTGATATTTTAAACAAATGAGTGTAACAGTAGAGAGACAACCTGAGGATTTTCAACCAGTATTCAATCAGAATAGATGGATAGTTGAAAGTAATAATACAGCGCAAACTAATTTTGAGTATATCTGTGACGTTTACGTTAATGCAGGGGCTACTTATATTGCTAGGTTAAAAAGATTTCCTGATTCAGATGGTTACGGTGATTTCGACCTTTCGAGAGTGTTAGCCGATTACGTTTCTGTTACTTTAGCAGCTTCGAATGATAATGGGTTTAACTTACATCGTAGCCATTATGTTAATTATGTATTGAAGTTTGGCGAGATTTACAATGGCACTACCTATACTAACTTAACAGTTACTTCTAGTCAGGTAGCGTTAATGATGGCATTATCTTTTAATCAATTTTATGATTACGATTATGAACAATATGCTTCGGGCGTTGGTTCACCTTCGGTAGATATAAAATTTTTAACCAATTCGCCACGTACATTAAAGGCTAGGAGAAACGGATATGCTGAATTACATTTTCTTAATGCCACTACTTCTAACTCTAGTTATTTAAAGATTAATAGTTATTTGCCTAGTGGTAGTTTAATTGCTAGTTATACTATTGCTAATCCTTACGTAACAGTTAATGTTAATAATAAATGGTTAAGTGTGGGCGTTGGTATTTATAATTTGAATACTGCTACGCTGAGTAGTGGGGTACAATTAGTAGTAGATGACGATGCAGGTAGTTATGATGTGGCACTATACGATACTAGTAATAATAGAACTTCTGAGATAATTACATTTGAGATAGATGATACCTGTAATAGATACGATGGTAAGCATATTAAATTCTTAAATAGATTAGGTGGCTTTGATACTTTCTTTTTTAGTTCAAATGAAAATGTTTTTATCGATGTAAATAACCGAGAGCAATACACTAAGTTAGCGGGTACGGTTTCAGGTTCACCAGTAACGTGGGGTTATAACTTATCTGACAGAGGGCAAAAGGTTATAGCGGTAGATTCACAGGAGCGCACTATATTAAAGTCAGGAGCGTTAACAGATGCTGAGTATGTTTGGTTACGTGAGTTAATTACTTCACCTGAGGTTTATGCTGTGGAAACTTATAACGGTACGATATACGATAGACCGATAGTTATTACTACTTCTAGTTACGAAGAGGTTTATAAAAGAAATAAAAAGATGAGCCAGTTAACACTTGAATATAAATATGCTCATAAAGAAAATATTCAAATGCTATGACAGAAGTAATAATATACGATACCGATAATACTGTTTGGAAATTAGATGTAACTGCTGACGTTAGTATTCCTTTACAATTTGGAATAGCTGACGTGAGAGAGCCACAAAACGCAAAAGGTACTTGGAGTAAGACTGCTACATTTAAAGGTACTGCAAATAACAATAAAGCGTTCAAACACGTTTACGAAATTAGCGGAGATAGTTTATTCAATGTAAATAAAAAGGTACGTTGTGTTATTATTCAGGATGGCGTTAATGATTTCGTAGGGTATGTAAGATTATTAAATATCAAAAGAAAAAATAACGGTAGTAATGATTATAACCGTATTCAATATGAGTTATCGTTCTTTGGTGAAACTGCTGACCTATTTAAAAACATTACAGGTGACTATTTGCACGATTTAGATTTTAGCGAATGGGATCACGATTATACTTTTACGAATGTTACCAACTCTGCAATAGGTAACACAGTATTAAATGGAGTAACTGGTCAAAATAGTATAACGCTAGGCACGTCAATATTTATAAATTCGTTTGCATATAACTCAGGATATTTACAAGTAGTTTTTGCTTCTGCTCATTCCTTAGCGGTGGACGATGAAGTGTATATTGTCAAAACAAGTAATGCTAATAACTCACATTATAACGGTTTCTTTTTCGTTAAGTCGGTAGATAGTTCCACTACTGTTACCTTGTGGATGGTTTACGGTGAAAACACAGGCATAGAAACGGGGACAGGTAGAAAAATTACTAGGCTAGGTGTGGGTTATGTTTATCCTATGATAGATTATGGATTAAACACAGGCTCGTCTTGGGATATAGAACATACCTTTCCTGCTATCTATGTAAAGAATTATATTGATAAGATTTTTGAAAATGCAGGATATACTTATAGTTCTACTTTTTTCGATTCACAATATTTTAAAAGTTTAATCATACCATTCAATAAAGATACTTTTGCAATATCACAGGCAGAAGTATTAGAGAGAGAATTTAAAGCTACACTAACAGCGAATGAAACTACTGTTACCGATTCGTCAACTGGTATATTTTATTCATTTTATTTCGATGAGCCAATAGAACCTGACAATGATTCTACCAATGGTAATAATGATGACAATGGTAATTACTATGTACCTACGGGGGAATATACTGCACCAGTAACAGGTTATTATAATTTTAATTGGAATATAATTAAGTCAGTTACTTTGGATGCTGTGCCTATTGGATATACTAGACCAATAACTACGAATCAATTATCTGTTAGTTGTAGAGTAAATGGCTTTAATTTTCATTCACAATCTTACTCAGGTCAATTTACAAATTCGGGAATCTTACAAGGCACAACTCCAAGTATTTTTTTAAATGCGGGTGACGTAGTAGATTTTAGATTAATAGGTAGTTTAGCCTATAAAATTATAGATGCTAGTAATAATTATTATACTACTTCACAGGATGTAGATTTACAAATATTACAGGGTAGTTTTTTACAATGCCGAATATTAAACACTGTAATTAATGAGGGTTTCAATATTGAATTAAATAACGCTATCCCTAAAGATATTTTACAGAGTGATTTCCTTTCGTCTATAATTAAAACATTCAAACTATTTGTTGAGCCTGACGGTGACAATAGTAAAAAATTAGTTATCGAACCTAGAGATAGTTTTTATAGTAATACCGTATTAGACTGGACAAGTAAAGTAGATATTAGTAGAGATATTGATATTACTCCGATGGGTGAGTTAAATTATAAAAGATATACACTAAAATATAAATATGACAAGGATGCTTTTAACCAAAATCACGAACAGTATTATGCGAGGGTATATGGAACTAAAATTGTGGATATTGATAATGATTTTGTATCGGGGGAAACAATTATAGAACCTATATTCTCAGCTTCACCATTAGTAGATTATCCAGTAGGTACGGATAGAGTAATTACATCAATAGTTAAAGAAGGTATTATAACTCAGAATAGAATAGCGAGTAATATTAGATTATTATTTTACTCGTTGAGAGGTACTAAATTTCCTTATACTATTACCTATGGCACTTCGTCTAGTGCAACAGTTTACACTTATGCCTATGCAGGTCACTTAGATAATGTTTGGATGCCTATTCACGATTTAAACTTTGGTTATCCTGATGCTACCTATTATAATTATGGAGCGTGGACAAATAACAATTTATACAATAGATTTCACGCAAGGTACATAGATGAGATTACTGATAAGAATAGTAAGTTAGTTAAGGCTTATTTGCATATTAAACCTATGGATATTCTTAATTTGGATTTCGCTAAATTGATAAGAATAGACAAGCATTTACTTAGGTTAAATAAGATAATGGATTACGATATTAACTCAACAGGATTAACATTGTGTGAGTTTATTTTAGCTAAAGATTTTACAGCATTTAGTAAAACTACTTTACAAGTTGCCTACGGTGTAGATGCTACATTAGGAGGGGATTTAATACCTAGACCTTTGCGCAATGGATTTGGGTTAGGTAACTCTGAAAATCCAACTAGACAAATGGATGGGGTAAATAATTTTTATGGAGGTAATAATACAGGTATAAAGGTTTCAGGCGATAATAATATAATAGGTTTTGGAGCAAGGAATATAACTATTAATGGAGATAATAATTCTGTTAGTGGAGATTTTGAGAATGTAGTTATTTTCGGAAATAACACAACGGCAACGAGGAGTAATACTACTTATATGAATGGTGTGGCTATTGATGGCGAAGGTTCAATAGAGTATGTGAACACTAATTTTAAAGCGGGAATAGGAACAGGTAATTTAATTCTAGTGGATGCTAGTGGTGGAGATATTACAATTACTTTAGATTTATGCGCTGATGTTATAGGTATTCCGATCACGATTAAAAAAATAGATTCAAGCGTAAATACTGTAACTGTTAATCCTGCAAGTGCAGAAACTATTGATAGCGTATTGACATATACAATAAGGGTACAGTATGATATTTGTACTATTGTGAGTGACGGAGTAAATTGGAATTTAATATGAGCATGATATTTAATATAATTAGAAAGGCGGGTACTTTAATAGGTAAACGTAAATCATTAAATTTTATTGAGGGTAGTAATGTTACTTTAACTGTTGCTGACGATTCAGCTAATGATAGAGTAAATATTACTATTGCATCTAGCGGTGGCGGTGGTGGAGTTACTTCGGTTAGTGGAACAAGTCCAATAGCATCAACGGGTGGAGCAACTCCAGACATATCAATAGCGGATGCGATTGCTGATGGGGCAACTAAGGGAGCGGCATCATTTAACGCTTCAGATTTTAATTCTGCAAGTGGAGTTATTGCTATTGATTATACCAATGGACAAGCATCATCATTATCAAATAAAGGATTTTTGACAAGTGCAGACTTTACAATTTTTAATGGCAAACAAGCTGCCTTATCAAGTGGCGTTAACATAAAAACTGTTCAATCTACTTCCATAGTAGGTAGTGGTGACGTTACAATTACAGATGCTAATTTATCTACGAGTGACATTACTACTAACGATGTTAGCACAAGTAAACATGGATTTGTTCCTAAAGCACCTAATGATACTACTAAGTTTTTGAGAGGCGATGGAACTTGGGCAGTAGTAAATAATAATGGAGGTTGGACAATAATTGTAAAGAGTGCTAACCAAGATGTGACGAATAACGCAACTTTACAAGACGATACCGATTTACAATTTTCGGTAGTGGCGGGTGGACATTATATGATTGAAATGGATATTGTAATTTCAGCAAATAATACAACGGGCGATTATAAAAATGCGTTTTTCGTTAGTGCGGGAACAATGTTAGGAAAAGGATATATGATAGGACCAACGGCAACGGGTGCAGCACAAGTAAATGAATATGCATCAAACGCAGCAGCTACATCATCAGCTTTAGCATTAGGCTCACCTTTAGCTAATTTAGATTATTTAGTAAGCACAAAAATTATATACTCTTTTCAGGCGTCTGCAAATGCTACCTTATCATATCAATTTGCAAATAATACAGCAGCAGCGGGAAGAACGTCAAGAACTTGGAAAGGTTCAATTTTGAAATATAAAAGAATAGATTAATATGGGATTAGAAATTAGCAAAGGTTTGCCAACGCAAATCACAAATGAGGATGGCACAATTACTACGGTGGATGCAAAAGTAATTTACATCAAAGGAACGGATATTGAGTTGAAATCTGTCTATGGTCGAGCATCATTAATTTGCTCACAAGATGGGTTCACAATATCGGTAAGCGTTAAGACGTATATGGATTATTACGCCTATAAAAATGCAAGTGAGTTAACTACTGACATTAGTCAATTATCATTTGATTTTGTTATTTTGGAAACGGAAACGCAATCCATTCAAGTTGGATTAGAATATGCGAAAAATAGATTTATCGAAATGGGTTATAACTGTGAAATAAATTAAATATGGCAAAGACAATAATAATAGATACAGAGGTTAAAGGTGTTGACCAAGCATTACAGGATATTGACAAAATTGATAATGCTGTCGATGGGGTTAATCAAAAAAATATTTCGCCTAAGTTTGATAGCGCTAAGACTGAAAAAAGTTTAGAGAACTTACAAAAGAAGGGTGAACAGATTGAGAAGGTAGGACAAGGTATAGCGGGAGGCTTCGCATTAGCTACTGGTGTAGTAGGTTCGTTTGGCTCTGAGTTAGGATATAGTACAGAAGAGATAGAAAATGCACAGGCTAAGGCTAGTTCTTTTATCGGAATACTTGTATCTATTAAACCAGTAGTAGAGGGTGTTGGTTCAGGATTTAAGTTATTAGGTTCTATTTTAAAAACTAATCCATTAATATTATTAGCTACAATTATAGGTGGTATCATTGTATCGTTCTTAGATATGGGAGCGATAGTAGATGGGATTAAAAAAGGGTTTAAGGTTTTTGGAGATGCTGTTTCTGCTACTTTCGATTTCATTGTCGATGCTGCTATGTTTGCTATTGATATGTATACTCAGTTTTTAGATATTGTTACTTTTGGATTATTTGATATTAATAGTTCTTATAAAGGATATGTAAAATCTGTTGAGAACGCAAGTGCAGCGGAAAAGAAAAGAGAGGAAAATGCAATAAAGGAAAGGGCTTTAATTGTTCAAAATATACTTGAATTAAAAAAGAAAATAAAGATATTAGATGAGGAAATAAAAATAATAGAGAAAACTAAAGCAGCGGTAACAGCTAGATATGACCAAGAGATAAGATTGGCACAAGCATCGGGTAAAGAAACCTATGCTATTGAGAAGCAAAAACTAGCAGACCTTATTACTTTTACTGA